TAACCTTGAAATTGTCAGGAAGTCTATCGTTTCACTTGAGATGCACTCTCTGATTGGCGATCTGTTGGGATACGGTGACGAGTTTGCTATAAACATTCATATGGGTGGTGTGTATGAAGGCAAGCACGAAACCGCAGGAAGGTTTCTCGCAAACTTTTCTAAACTGCCCGATCATACTAAAAGACGATTGACCTTAGAGAACGATGACAAGGCTTCCATGTGGAGCATGACTGATCTACTAAAGCAGGTTGCAAAGTATTGCACCGTGAAACTAGTATTGGATATTCATCATCATCGGTTTTGTCGTCACGAGTCTTTGGAAGAAGCCGCTGACATGGCATTCTCTACATGGCAAGGCTTTTGTGAAGTTCCCAAGGTGCATTACTCGGAATCAGCACCAAACAAAAAGCCACAAGCACATTCGGATTTTATTAAAGAACGCATCCCTAATCTAGGGGATACCGTATACGATGTAATGATTGAAGCCAAGGCGAAAGATCTTGCATTGCTTGAATATCGTAGTATAATAGGTCAAACACTATAAATAGGATACCGAATGCCTCTATACGATTATAAATGTAACGCCTGCGAGCATGTGTGGGACGATTTTCAAACCATTGCAAATCGTAACAAACCCACTAAAAAGCCTTGCCCGAAGTGCGGAAAGAAGAAAGTTATCAAACTAGACGCAGCCGTTCAAGTGATTGATCCGGTGCGTTTAGGTGTTACACGACCTGACGGTGGGTTCAAGGATGTAATTTCCAAAATTAAAAAAGCCCATCCTCGTCACACTATGAGAGATTATTGAAATGGAAACAAAACTAAAATCAATTGAAATTCCAGGAATGGGTAGATTCTATCAGTCTGCAAAAACAGACAACTGGTATCCTTCTGTTACGACTGTAACAGGTTGGGCAAAGCGAGACTTTTGGGCGAAGTGGCGGCAGAAGCCCGAAAATCAAAAAGTTTCTGAACAGGCTACTAGTCGCGGAACAACAGTTCACCGTATGGTCGAAGAACATCTTAACGGTGTTGAGTATAAAACCGAAGATTTGACGGCTCAAATGTTGTTCAATCAACTTGTTCCCAATCTAAACAATATTAGCAGTTGGCGAGCACAGGAAATGCAGTTGTGTTCAGATACTCTTCGTATGGCAGGCAGATTTGACTGCATCGGTGTTTATGATGGAGTGCTTTCCGTAATTGACTTTAAGACCGCCAGAACTGCTCGTAAAGAGGAGTGGATTGGTAATTACTTCGAACAAACCGCCGCATATTCATATATGTGGCTAGAAAATTTTGGTGAACGCATTCCACAAATTGTAATTTTAGTTACAGCGGAAGATGGCGTAACACAAGTTTTTAAGAAAAATCCTGATGACTACAAAACTAAACTTGGTGAAGCCATCAAGGGATATTGGGCAGATAACAATTTCGCAGAATTGCAAAGGAAAATCAATGAAGTGGTTGAACAAACTATTTAAACCAAAAAATCAAGCACTAGAACCAATTTTGGGCGATACTCAGGAAGAATTGGAAGAAGGCAAGCACATTATTCACATCATCATGCATGAGAAGGAAGTTACTTTAGCATTTAGTGAAACTGAGTTTCGTAATGCTTTAAAGCGTGGTGAAAAATTAAACAACATTCCTAGAGAAGAATAAAATGGGTTCTATAATAAGCCTTCAAACAGATTTTTGTAGACAAATAGAAGATTTATACAGATCTCGAAAAGATACAACTTACATGGAAGTGATTGTAGATTTATGTGAAAAGCATGGGATTGAACCCGAAGCCGCAGCAAAACTGCTAACAAAACCAATAAAAGAAAGATTGAAGGCTGAAGGACAGAAATCAAATATGCTTAAAAAAGATTCTAAATTATTTTGAATGCGACCTTTTGAAGCGTATCAAACTTTTATAACACTCAAAGCACATTTCAAAAATAGCGGATTTGATTATCATCGGTTCGGTAAAGTCAAGGTTGCTCCTGAGACTTTTGAACGCAGAAAAGACCGCTATTACTTTGAGAAGTTAGCCAAGCGTTACTCCCGTGACGAAATGGTTGAGTTCTTTTTGACACAAATTTTAGCCAACCGTAGTTGGGTTGGTGATATGCTTGGCGAAGAAGCACAAACAGAACATCTTGCTAGAATGAAGCGAGTGCAGGCTTTACAATATCAAATTAAAAATGAAATGAACAAACTGTGGGAAGGGTGTAAAGACGATCCCGAATGTTTTAACAATTTGTTTATTCAAGAATTGGGAACACATCCTAAAATATTTCGCATGATGATGGAAAAACGAATTTCTCCTGAAACATTTTTAGTTTTGGATGATCTACTTGGGTTTACAAAACGATGGCAAATGGATGGAGATCCAATATGGGAAGAAGTAGGCATACCGATTCTAAGATATGCACCATTTCTTCACCTAGATACTAGGCGTGATGAATTGAGGAGAATAATCTCGGAAATCATTACAAATAAGTTGCATACTAAGAATACCTAGTATATACTATCATATCACTAAAACACTTTAATACTCCGTAATACGAAAGGATACTACAATGGCTGGATTTTCAGATTTAAAGAAGATGAGCAAGAACTCTGTCTCGGCTCTCGCCAAGGAATTGGAAAAGACGACAGAAACAAAATCATACAAGGATGACCGCTTTTGGAGTCCAGAGCGTGGTAAGGACGGAAACGGCTATGCCGTATTGCGGTTCCTTCCTGCCTGTGCTGGCGAAGAAGTTCCTTGGGTTCGCGTGTTTAATCACGGATTCCAAGGTAAGGGCGGATGGTATATTGAAAACTGCCCAACTACTGTGGGAAAGAAGTGTCCTGTCTGCGAAGCAAACAACGAACTGTGGAACAGCGGAGTTGAATCGGATAAGGAGATCGCCCGTGCTCGCAAGCGTAAACTGTCTTACATCTCAAACATCATGGTTATCAGCGACCCTGCTAACCGCGAGAACGAGGGTAAGGTGTTCCTGTTCCGCTATGGCAAGAAGATCTTTGACAAGATCAGCGATTGCATGCAGCCAAAGTTCCCAGGCGAAGAGCCAATCAACCCGTTTGATTTTTGGAACGGCTGCAACTTTAAGATGAAGATTCAGACTATTGGAGGATTTGCCAATTACGATAAGAGTGAATTTGATGCCAAGTCTGCGTTGTTGGACGGCAAGGATGAACTGCTCGAAAAGGCATGGAAGGCACAGTATTCTCTTCAAGAATTTGTTGCAAACGACAAGTTCAAGGAGTATTCAGAACTCAAGGAGCGTCTTGAAACTGTTCTCAATACTGAACTCAAGATTACCAAGAAGGCTGAAGACGAAGAACCCATCCGTGAGTCTTTGAGCGAGAAGTTCCGTAAGAAGGAAACTCCCGCAGCAAAGAAGTCTGTTGTAGAAGACGAGGCTACTGAGGAAGAAGAAGATACTTTGTCTTACTTCCGCAAGTTGGCTGAAGAAGATTGATTATCCTGCGGGGCGAACTGAACTGTTAATTTGATTAGCAGTCTTTTCGCTATTGCTAGGCATAGTCATAGTAAAGCCGCCGCTGGTGTTGTTAACAACCGTTGTTTGCTGGTTGTTGATGACACCAGCGGTTCTGTCTTTATCAACGGCAGATTGCGCTTTCATAGCCTCTACAAACATTCTCAAATCCTCAGAAGATTGAGATTGTGTCGGAGCGTATACGGGAGTTAGCGTTTTTGCAGTTCCATAATTTATAGGAGTTGTTGCTGCGCTCAAAACTCCTCTAACCTCAGGAGTATCCAATCTTCTAACAGCGTTTTCTCCTAGTTCCACGGCTCTAACCCCAAACGCTTTACTAGCCCCAACCATACCTCCTATTATTGGCAATAATAGTGCTTTCAAATGATTTACAAAATCTCGTAATCTATCCCCAAGTCCTGTTATAGACAAATTTAAATTGCTAAGAGTTGATCGAATAACAGTCACAGACTTATCAACTGCTTCTCCAACAAATTGCTTTGTTTTTCCTATTCCGGCATTAAGACCACTAGTGTCGATGTTTGTTACATTCTCTAAAGAAGGCATCTCAAAACTAAATTTAGAACTATTTGTTTCTTTGGCTTTTTCAGACTTTTTCAAAGCATCTGCTTTTTCTTTTGCCTCTCTCTTCATTCTATCGCTTTTTGTTTCCATTCCCAACATTTTGCCAATAAAAGAATCGGCAATGAAATCGTAAAATGGTTGTATAAATTTAAAAACAAAATCATTCATTAGTTTAAAAAATGGATCTATGATATATTTTGTTAAAGCATCCGCAAGCATCCCAATTCCTTTGAACACATATCCCAATCCTTTAAACGCCAACATTATTACTGCTGCCAAAGGAGCAAGAAGCATTATCACAAATTGCCCAATCTTGAATATTGGTTTCAATAGAGAAAAAGCCAAATTCAAAACACTCATTATGACTTTTCCTACCGCTTCTAAAGCAGGATCAACAAAATCTGTGTAAATAGACCAAACTAAACCAAAAGCCAGTCCACCAGCGTATATCAAAAAGTCAAATATAGGATCAAACCATTTCATTATATTTTCTAATTTGAGTGTCATTGCTGCAACTAGACCGCCTAAAGGGCCACCAAATATCGTTGCTAAGATCATGCCACCAATTTGAACT